CGTGTTTTTTTTTTTAAAATTAAAATACGAAATCCAATGCGAAAAAATTAAAGCGATAGGATAAAGAAGAAATCACCTTTGGGAGCAGATTTGCTAGGCCATAGGTTATCTTTTTCGTTCTGAGATCTGGGTTGGTGAGTCTCGACGAGTGATGCTAGTTCGTAAAAGCTTGGGAAGGAAAGAGTTTCGAATGTTGAGGGCAAGAATTCATTTCTTGTTCCAGATTGTTCGAATAATCCAGGTAGTCCAAGTGGGTTTGGTGTGACTAGTTTTTCATGAACGAGTTTGTTCCAGATGTACGCGCATAGATCGTGAAATCTTTCGTGACAGCCAGCGTTAGCGTAAGCTAAGCCGAGTGCTCGAGCAGCGAGTTTCGGGAATGAACTTTCGTTCTTAGGGAAGAACAAGTGTTGCAGTAAATCAACTTCGGTTCGGAATGGTAATCCTTTCTTGCATTCATAAGATAGAACGGTTGCGTTCTTCAAAGAATTAAGAAACCGTGATACATCGAGATCGATGATCATGTTAAAGTAATGCGTTGCAGCTTGTTGAAATTGTGTGATGAAGGTTGAACCATACAAAGAATAGCAGAATAAAGCAAGTACAGCGAAGACGTCGTCTCCTTGTATTTTTAGATACTTCATTGTTCTGAATATGTCAATACCCATTGATCCAATACATGTTGTCGTTGAAATTGAGTTAGCGAACGAGTCCATGAGCTGGGTCTGTTGGTAGCCTGAGCCGAATCCGGAATAATTCCAGATGGCAAGAGTATCATTGGGAAGAAGGATTGGCGTGTGCTTGATAGCGTGCGTCATCCAAGTCCAAAGATTCTCGATCCTGGTGGGATCGGTGGCTCCAGTAGGGTAGTAGGAAGTAGGTTCGTATCGTGAAAAGTCAAAATAACTTCTCCAGATCTTGTGTACATCATCTTGCATTTCAAAAAGCAAGCGTTTGTCCCACTGTTTCCAGTCAGCGACAAAGTAGCATAAGTCAGGTCCAAGTTCAGATAATTCTCGAACGATCTTCTTCCATCCTCCACGAATCATTTCTCGTCCCCAAAGAAGGAATCCCTTCTCGGTATTCAAGTAAGTGGCTTGCAGTGGCCAGAGAAACATGTTCTCTACCATTAGCAGCAGTTTCGGAGCTCCGAAGATAACTCGTATCTTGTCAGGATCATCTGCATCAACGACGGTGGTCTTGATATGCATGGTGTTCCAGTAGTACGGTTTTGGAGTGCCATTGGCATCCCAGAATTTCGGGTCTGGTCCTTGATTTCATG